GCTACAAAGATGGGCCGACTAATATTTAACCAGAAATTTCTTGATAAAGTGGCCGAAGTTGGTCTGCGTGACGGACTGTTTTATAAAGACGGTACACAACCACCCGGCCACCAAGCACAAATGGCTGGACTTGGCTCCAACATACTCTCACCGCTTAACGGCTTACGCACTACCCCAGAACTAAAACAAGCGTTTGAAGATGCGCTTAACAAGAGCAACTACCACGTCGTGCTTCGTAACGTAATAGCCTGGAATGGCGCGGTGAAATACGGCAAGACCATTCTATCCCCGACCACGCAAGCTCGTAACTTCATGAGTGCGTATTTATTTACCGTGGCCAACGGTCATTGGGATATGTCTCACATGAAACTCGCCGGGCAAACCATGTGGGACTATATAGGCAGTCTAGATGGAGAATTCCTAGATTACCATCGGGAACTTGTTCGCGCAGGAGTGCTGTACAACAACCCACACGCTGGTGCGTTGATGGACTTACTCAAAGAAAGCAAAGATAGCCAATTTCTCAATCAAGCTTTCTCTCGTAAGAGTAACGCACACTCCATGATGAGGCTATTTGGTGAGTACGCTCAGAAGTTCTACATGGCTGGCGATGATTTCTGGAAAATCATAGGTTTTGAAAACGAACTCAGATACATCATGGATCATAAAAATATGACCCGCGAACAGGCCACACCTATTGCCGCTCGACGGATAAGAGATACATACCCAACCTACTCTATGACGGGTTCGTTTATGCAAAAACTGCGTAGATTCCCACTGGCTGGCACATTTGTAAGTTTCCCATCAGAAATCTTACGAACCCGCTGGAACATGTTAAAATATATCCGACAAGATTTGAAAGACCCCGATATGCGCGGCCTAGCCAAGAAACGCATTGCCGGGTTTGCTATAACCAGTGCCTGGACATACGCTATTGGTGGAATTACTGCATACTCCATGGGGCTAACTGATGATGAAGAGGAAGCACTCCGCAAGATGGGGAGTCCGTGGGCGGAAAATGCTCAATTCTTTTTTACCGGGCGAGATGAAAAAGGCAATATCAAGATGATTGATATGTCATTCCTAGACCCATATAACATCTTAGCCCGACCTCTGACCGCTATGTTGAGAGATCAGCCTGTTGAAAAAGCATTCATGGGTGCGGTGACGGATGTTCTCGCTCCGTTCTTCGGGCCAGATATAAGCTTCAGTGCTTTATATGAGGTTATCACCAACAAAAAAATAGGAGGTGGGTCAATATACAATCCAGATAAGGGCGTTTTCAACCAGACTATGGAGATAACCAACCATATACGTAAGAACATTCAGCCGGGGGTAGCGTCCTGGGGCGAAAGAATGATAAAAGCAATTCGAGGACAAAAAAGTCCTAGCGGAAGAGTATATGATGTTGGTGCGGAAGCGGCGGCGTTCGTCGGTTTTCGAATCAGTACATTTGATCCAAAATTATCGCTGTATTATCGAACATTTGAGTTTGGGGATCGCCTAAGTAATGCCCGGAATATATTGAGTCAAGTAGCCAAAGACCCGAACCCGGTGACTAAAGATGAGTTGGTGGATGCGTTCTATGATGCTAACCGGGCGCGGGTGGAAGCTTATGACGACATGTATAAGTTCATAATCGCGGCTAAACACGCAGGAATGACAGATAGCGCCATTCGGCGAGTCCTAAGCGCTTCGGGAGTGTCTAAAAAATACATTAATTCTTTTGTTAAAGACAAACCGCCGCCCAGATGGCGAATTGGCCGAACCTTCCTCAAAGGCGCAACCAAACGAGCGAAATTGCTCATCGACAGGGAAACTGCCCAAGAGCTTAAACGGCGGCGGCGTTTTGTTCGCCGCGTGGCGAGAGAAAAACAAAACTAGCTAAGAGGCGCTTTTGTCCACGGGTGAGGTAACCCAGAGCTTCAGCCCGGATATCCTCCGGTACTCCAAACATTGCTTCGGCAATGCTTCCGGTTATCGCGGCTACCGTGTCGCTGTCTCCACCAATCGAGATGGCGTTTCGGATGGCATCTTCAAAGTCGGTGGCTTCCAGAGCGCAGATAATGGCTTGCGGGACTGTGCCTTGACAGGTTTCATCGAACCGGTAGTCAGGCCGAATATCATCAACCGTTTGGTTCAAGTCATAACCGCTGAACTTTTCAACAGCTTCCTTGATCTCGTCCACGGTCTGATCTTGCCGCGCCAGCCAAATCGCCAGCGCAGTTGCCTGAGCGCCTTTAATCCCTTCCGGGTGGTTATGGGTAACGGCGGCGCTCTCTTTAGCTAACTCCAAAACTTCTTCTTGGGTGGTTCCCCGCCAAGCACACGGGCTAACCCGCATGGCGGCACCGTTACCGAAGCTGTTGTAGGGTTTCCGATCCCAGGAATTCAGCCACTGACGGTACATCCCGCCATACGAACAAGTGTGGTATTCATAGCTCCAGTAGGTTAGACACTCTTCCAAATCGGTGTCAGTGGACAGCCAATCCGCAACTGCAATGGTCAGCACCGTATCATCGGTGAATTTGCATCCTTCGCCAAACAAGGTGAAGTCTTTGGATTTTAGATTGTCGAATTCGTAGATCGAACCGACGATGTCGCCTGTAATTGCACCCATCATATTTGTTCTCCTTTTAATGTGCATGAATTTTAGTTTGGTTTACTGCACCAATGCCGACTTAATAAACGATGGAGCCGGTGTTACCCGATTGTTCATATCTGCGTATGATCATTCTGTTCTCCGATGCAGCCAGATGGGAGTTCCGTCACCAACCCAAGAACCACCAATGTTAAAATCAAAATACTCTCGTGCCTCTTCCTCGCTCATATCCTGCATAAGAATCTCAATCACCTTCTCCACATCATAAACAATCAGATCGGGTTGCCCACACCTCGAACCAATACCAATAATAGCATCGTCATATCCGTCCGCGATTAAGGCGTCTGGGTTATCAATCATACTGTACATTGTTTGTACATGTTTGTCAAGACCCGACTAAATCTCGCTTGATGCATTCAGCGATGTTTTCACCCATGCTTTGGCCGGACGCCATCTTGACGCGAAGTCGAGTATCGGCGGATATACGATCACAAGCGGCTTCCACCCCCATCTGAAACGCCTCTTCAACACTGGCCAGTGGATGTTCACCATCTGGGGTACTACCCCCAGATGCTCTATTCACAAATCCACGCACTGCGTCTCTCACCACTGCGGCCTTGCTTTGGCGGTTTTCAATTGCGTATAGCTCCAGTGCGTGGAGTTCGTCAACCGTATATTGCACGTTGTAGGACTTGGTAGGCCCATTCAATATCTGGCGGTATCGAGACCGAGGGCGTACTCCATGAACGAATTCCGCTACATCGTCATCAAGTGTGTCACCCACTCGCTCGACCTTTCATTTTGTCAATAAACGGCTGGGTGAATCCGGCGTATTCCAAATTGACGGCGATGGGGTTGCCGTTTTTGTCCACCGTACCGGCCTTGTCGCGGCTGAGAGCATTAAATATCTCAACCAGCGAAAGCTGGATATCTGTCATCTCGCAGTTTTCCGGTAAAAATAACTGAATACTGTCATTCTCCGTCACAACCACAGCGGTGTCCCCTGCGTCGAGTGCGGTGGTCTGTCCTTTTAGGACAGTGTACGCATCTCGATGGCCACCGAATAGTGCGTCAATGTATTTTTTCATCGTCTTCTCCTTGTATTGGCTGAACAATATTCAGCAATAGTTGTTTAACGTCTCTTAAATCGGTGGCCATAGCATCCTGCCATCCGAACATCCAATACCAAAGTGCGCCGGTACTGTCTTCGAGATAAGGGTTGGTGGTGAGTGCCTGACCACGGTTATAGGCGCTTTGCCCCTCGTGATATTCATCAGTGACAAACTTAGTCACCACCATCGTCTAATCCCTTTTCAGCCAGCATGGCGTAGAATTCAACTCCGTCTGAGACTAGGGCTATATCCCTAATCTCGACAAGAGCCGCCTCTAGCTGATCGATTCGGTCAGCCGCTTCCGCATGAAGCTTTAGGTCTTCGGCGGTTTGGTGCCAAAAATGGTAATCCCGCAACTCATTTTGAATCATCTTTTTTGCTCTCCTTTATCTGCTCCATCACCTCGCGCACCGTTGCCGTGTGTTTTGGCCGGTCATCAACCATTTTGTCGATGTGTTGCGCGTCGATAATGATGGCTGTACACGCCATGATGTGAGACATGTGGCTCATCCCGTCCTCCCCGTCTTTTTCCTCGCGGGTGTACCACGCCAATAAATGACGAAGAATTGCATCATAATACGTGGAAGCCACGATGTGGCTTTCCGTCCAATTAAACCGCCCGTATTTGGCGGCTCCTATTTCGCAAACCCGCCCAAGCTCCATCAGAGCAACGGGCGGTATAGATGCAAGTGAGGCTTTTTTTGCTCCCGCAAGTTCTTTAGGGTTTTTCTTCGTTGACATTTTCATCTCGTCATAGTACTAGACTTAATACCTCCGCACTGTCAAGAGAATAAGAATGGAATCAAAGAAACAGGTGTTAAGAGAACTTTCGTCTCTTATTCGTGAACATAAGCTAACCCGAACGGAGGTTGGGCTGGCTATCTCCGGTTCCAAGTCGTTTATGGATGTGATGGAAGACCCTACAAAAAGCATAACGACGAGGACTATTGACAGAGCATTTAAATACATATTAGAAAAGCGAGGCCAACTGAGCCTCGAAATATGACAGAAAAACAACTACAAAACTGGTTTCGACGACGAGCGGGGGAGGAAGGGGTACTTTGGCGGAAGATAAAGTATGAGGGACGACGAGGTTGCCCGGACATACTTCTAGCACATGGGGGTAAAGTTGTTCTGGTAGAACTGAAGAGCGATACAGGACGATTATCCAAGTTACAGCAGAGAGAAATCAAACGATTAACGGACGTTGGCATCAAGGTCAAGGTCACAGCAAAACGAAAAGATATTGAGAGTGAAATCAAAGCGATTAAAGCAAAAACAAGAAGAAGCGATTAAGCGATTAAGCGCAAAAAAAAGGACAATCCTAGTTGCCCCTACCGGAACGGGCAAGACAGTGATATGCTTGTCCGCCATTAACTCCTTGCTTGATCGCGACAAACTAAAGCGGGTTATCGTTGCGGTCCCCGCGAAGGTTTTGGAGACCCTAGTTTGGGAGAACGAGGTAGCTAAGTGGGGTCACCTCAGAAATCTGACAATCCTCCAAATTACCGGCACCAGCCAACAGCGGACAAGGCAACTGCTGAGTTGCCTTAGCGATATTATCGTAATATCCCTGAACAATCTCGATTGGTTACTCGATCAGGACCACGGGTGTGATGGAATCGTGGTAGATGAGCTATCCAAGGCGGCGGGTAAGCAAACACGCGGTCTCACCACCAAGCGACGAGGGGGTTGCTTCCGCTGGCGAGTAGGTATGACTGCCACTCCAGTGAGCATGAATTTTGAAAAACTACATCCTATGACGAAAAGGATTGATGGGGGTAAGGCGCTGGGCAAAAACAAGCGCGAATATCTTGATGAGTATTTTTACTCTGATTACATGGGCTATAACTGGACACTCAAAAACGGTGCTTCCAAGCGAATTATGAAACGTATACATGACCTAGTCCATATAGTGGACGGCGATAAAGAAGAGACGCTCCCTCCGCTCACCGAAAAGGTGATACGTTTTCAAATGCCGCCCGATACGCGGGTTGCGTATAATGAAATGAAAAAAGATATGACAATCAAAAACCATGAGGCGGCGAACGCCGCCGTTCGAGACGGTAAGCTTCGGCAACTTTCATCGGGATTTTTTTACGACGAGGATAAAAACGTCGAGAAACTCGATGACGCCCGAATTGACGCCGCTGTCGATTGGTTTGTGGATTGCGATAAGCGCCCAGCGATTATTTTTTATGAGTATGTTCAGCAACATCAGCGATTGAAAAAAGTGTTCGCCCACTATTGCGCGGATAATGTTATGGATTTCCTTGCTGGAGAAGGTAGACTCCTGCTAGCCCAAATAAACTCTCTAAGCCACGGGGTTGATGGTCTTCAATATCGTGCTAAGGACGCGCTCATTTTCCATCCCATGTGGTCACGAGATGCGACTCAACAAGCTATCGGCAGACTGCACCGGCTTGGGCAAAAAAACGAGGTAACTATAACCACTCTAGTCTGTGATAACACATTGGATGATTTAGTGATGAAGCGAGTAGATGATCGAGCGATCTGGATGAAACTCTTTACCGAACACATGAGGTCAACATGAAGCATAGCCCAATCGGCCCGTCCGCCGCCGCTTGTTGGATGAATTGCCCCGGAAGCGTAAATGCTTCTAAACAATATCCGCACGAATCAAACATATATGCAGCACAAGGTACCGCCGCCCACCAAATAGCTGAGATTTGTCTAAACGAAGGCCACGATGCGTCCTTCTTCAAGGGGGAAATCATCAACGTAGACAACATGGAATTTGAAGTTGACCAAGAAATGGTCGTGGGTGTCCAAATGTATCTAGACGTGATCAGGTCTGATATGGAATCGATGGCCAAAGAGAGAAACGGCAATTCAACCGTGATGTCCGTCGAAGAGCAGGTCAGATTAACCAAAGTACACCCAGACCTCTGGGGAACATTGGACTGTTTAATTGTGAACATCGTTTCTCTCAAAGTTTACGATCTAAAATATGGCAGAACAGTAGTTGAGGCGCGGGGAAATCCCCAGACGTTGTGTTACGCCATCGGCGCATTGCTTGGCCACGACAAGAAGAAAACCGTTGAGGAAATCGAGATGATTATTGTTCAGCCAAGAGTACCCCAGCCGGTGAAACGGTGGATGGTAACACGAGGATATCTTAATGAATATGCAAAGACGCTCCGAGCCGCCGCATTGGCAACCGAATCGGAAAATGCCCCGCGAATCCCCGGTGAAGTGCAATGCCAGTGGTGCAGGCACAAACCGCATTGTCCTGAACTCGAACAGTTCGCTCTGGATAAAGCTGGACTTGAATTTGACAGTGATGGAGAGGTCTGGCATCCAGATATTGACACACTAAGTGATAATCGGTTTACTGAAATATTAAGGTGGTCATCCTTTGTAACAAAATACTTAAAGTCAGTCGAGAGTGAGGCGCTCAAGCGACTCCAACGAGGTGACACCGTTCAGGGATTTAAGTTGGTAGAAAAAAGACCTACACGTCACTGGGATTTTGACCAGTCAATACTCGACTCATTGAAAGAGCTAGGACTTGAGGACGATGATCTGTTTAATGAGCAGACTCTAAAGAGTCCTGCTCAGATAGATAAACTGCTGACACAGGAGCTACGCGAAGAAGCGAAGACGCTACAGGTCAGTGTGAGTTCTGGAACAAAAATTGTTCCCGAAGATGACCCCGCACCAGCGGTTGGGGCGGGGCCGGTCAGCGATTTTGCTGACGATTAGACAAGGAGGACAAGATGTCCGCAGTCAAAACGCCGCTAGCGCGGCTAAGTTACGCTAGACTACACTCACCACAGAAGGATACGGACGGTAAAGATAAATATAGCTGTATGCTAATTTTTGAGCCGGGAGCCGATTTGGAGGAACTGGAAGACGCCGCCTGGGATCAGGCTCTTGAGTTCTTCGGGTCTGAGAAGAAAATGCCGTCTGGTGTAAGGAAGAGAAAACTAGATGGTGGCTCAGGCTGGCCGTTCCGAGACGGTGAAGACCAAGACGGGAAAGACGGCCATGAAGATGGAGGTCGATACATAAATGTATCGACAAAAGGCAAAGCCCCAAATGTTGTCCGCAAAGAAAAAGGCATCACCTACTTTGTGGATGAGGATGAAATCAAGTCCGGCGATTATGTGAAAGCTATGGTCACACCGAAGGGATTCGATGTGGACACCAACAAAGGTGTTACGTTTTATTTGGGTAATATTCTCCTGGTCAAACCTGGTGAGGCACTGGGCGGCGGCGGTAGTGACCCCAGCGATGATTTTTCTGACGACGAAGACAGTGAAGTCGAGGACATAGCCGAAGACGACAACATAATATAATGTGACATGGGGGGGGGACATATACGTCTCCCCCCGTCTTCGGAGCAACCAACTAATGTTACGCATCGATTTCGAGACGTATTCCGTGGTCAATCTGTCTAAGCAGGGAGTAGACATCTACGCCAGGCATCCGCTGACAGACGCATCACTGATGGCCTATGGATTCGACGAAGAACCAGTGTGTGTCTGGTCACAGGGTGATCCCGTGCCAGATCGAATAAGAACACACATCGAAAACGGCGGCACGGTTAGCGCTTGGAACGTCGCCTTTGAGTTGGCTATCTGGAACAACATCATGGTTCCAAGATATGGCTGGCCAATACTTACAACCGTACAATGCAGATGCACGATGGCGGCATCGGGCGCGATGAGTCTTCCGCTTGGCCTGGACAAGTGCGCCAGCGCGTTAAAGCTGGGCATCGAGAAAGATAAAACTGGGTACGCCTTGATGTTACGGATGTCCCGCCCCCGCAAAATTGAGGGCGATAAAGTTATATGGTGGACAGACCCCCGCCGTCTGGCACGTTTGCAAAAATACTGCAAACAAGATGTTGAACTCGAAAGAGCAATCTCGAAAAAACTAAGGCCACTGTCCGATAAAGAGCAAGCCCTGTGGGTAATTGACCAGCAGATCAACCAACGTGGTGTGCCGGTTGACACCGAAAACGTAAACAAGCTAATCATCTGGTGCGAGGCGGAACGTGACAGGCTGAACAAACAAATGCGTAAGGTCACAGGCGGCAAAGTGAAAACTTGCGCTGACCTAACCAACTTGAGGGAATTCACAAACGTAAAGAGTGTCGCCAAATCTTCACTAGATGAGGCGCTGGACGAAATAGAAAAACGACTAGATAACCGCACCCCAGCCCGTGAGAAGAAAACACGGGAAGCATTAATGCTCAGACGTGAATATGCAAAGACCTCAACGAAAAAACTAGAAGCATTTCAGCGAGGCACCATGGATGATAACCGGATACGAGGAATATTTCAATTTAACGGCGCGGGGTCAACAGGGCGCTGGGCTGGACGGCGTGTCCAACCACAGAACTTTCCCCGGCCTCTCTGTTCGCAAGACGAAATAGAGAGGCGGCTAGATACGTTCCACTTGAAATCACTGCAAGATGTATCCGATTGTTTGCGCGGATTAATCGCCGCGCCCGAAGGCGAGGCTCTCGTCTGCGCGGACTTCTCCGCTATAGAGGCGCGAACACTGGCGTGGTTAGCCAATCAACAGGATATCCTTGACGTGTTTAGAGAAGGAAAAGACCTATACACGTACACGGCTAGAGATATATATTGCATCCCCGATAACGAAAACGTCACCAAATACCAGAGACAAATCGGAAAGGTAGCAACTTTAGCACTTGGGTATCAAGGAGCTAAAGGAGCATTCAAGGCCATGGCCTTGAATTTCGGCCTGGACTTGCCCGGTAGGCAAGTAGATCAGGTTGTGAGGCTGTGGCGCAAAACAAATAAACAAATCGTAAACTGGTGGTACGATCTCGAACGAACGGCCCTCAAAGCTCTGAGATCACCGGAAGAGGCGGTCAAGGTTGGCCAGCTAATATTCAAATACAAGAAAAAACATCTCTGGCTACAGTTGCCCAGCGGGAGACTAATGTGCTGGCCTCGCGCCAGGATAGCTACCGTAACTAAACCGTGGGGTGCGGACAAAGGAATTCAGTATATTGGTGAGAATAGTTTTACTCGCAAGGTTGAAACTTTGACCACGTTTGGAGGCAAGCTTGCAGAAAACATAACCCAGGCAGTGGCCAGAGATTTGTTAGCCGAAGCTTTGGTGCGGATTGAAAAAAACGGATACCCAGTGGTCATGCACGTCCACGATGAGGTCGTGGCGATGATGCCGGAAGGCGGCTCACTGACTGAGTTTGAGACGATCATGGCAACGCCGCCGGAATGGGCGGATAATCTGCCCCTCGCAGCAGAAGGCTGGACTGGAAGGAGATTCAGAAAAGGATGAGCATCAAAGCCATAGAGACAGAATACAAGGGCTGTCGATTTCGATCCCGCCTGGAAGCCCGATGGGCGGTGTTCTTTAACGCGCTGGCGCTCCGCTGGCACTACGAGCCGGAAGGCTATCAGATAGAACACGAAGGGGAGATCATCCGCTACTTGCCTGACTTCAAAGTTGAAAGCATCGGGGTGGTGGAGGTGAAGGGTCCGCCGCTGAAAGATATGGACAAGTTTAAAATCGAGGCGTTTGTAGGACAATCCAAAGAAAGCATCACGGTACTTAGCAACATCCCCAGCCAAGACAACCCGGATAAACACAAACACTTAAACTGCACATACGATGAAAACCTGAAAACAGTCAGATGGGGAACAATCGATTTACGTGAGATGACGCAACAAACGCCCTATGCTCTCACCGCCGCTATAAGCTTGGCGGTGGATAGCGCATTGAACACCGCCAGAAGTGCAAGATTCGAACATGGAGAGAAAGGATGACCAAGCCTACAAAAAAATACCGATACGCCCAAGCACTAGCCAAAAAAGGTTTCAACATTTTCCCGCTCAAGCCGAACGGTAAGACACCGGTACACAAAGGCTGGCAAACAGAGGCAAAGCCAGACGCCGCTCCGTGGGCTAACGGCGAGGACTTCAAC